TTAATAGCTACATCAGATACAGATACATTTAAACCTTCAGCACACTGAGCTAACATAATGTGAATCTTATCATAGTCCAGTAGCTCTAGCTCACCACTACGTTTCTTTACATATACTTCTTTACTCCTCATCTACCACCTCAATAGTCAACAACTCAATACCATCTTCCTGCACCACTGTGGTATAAGTTAGTCTACCTTCCTTGTGTAGTTGTACTGCATCCAAGAAACCATTATCATATTCCTTCTCACTATGTCTAACTAGTAAGTACCACCCTACTATAAACATAATAATATTATACATTACAAACCCTTCAATCGTCATCGTCATCAAACTTTCTCCTCTTCTCTATTAATCTATCTTCAAAAGCATCTAACAATTCCTCAGTAGTTATCTCTAACTCCTCACATATTAGACACTCATCATAACTCTCGACAATAATTCTATCTTTGAGTTCTTGAAGTGTTATCATATTCAACCCCCAGTCCATTCCTTAAGCTCTTTAATCTCTTTAGTTGAGAATATTTTTATTCCATACTTTTTACACCACTGTCTATAAGTAATCTTACCTCCCTTCCTAGTCTTACTGTCGGGGCGGGGCATCAAAAAGATGAAGCGCTTACCTTCGAACTGTAATTGTTCTGCGATAGCCTTGTACTTCTGTGTATCCCCTGCTCTAAAATATCCTTTTACTTCTACATAACAATCGTTTAGTACAAAGTCAGGTATATAATTACGTTTAATAGTATAAGCAATTCTATTGGGCTCATATTTCCACTCCTCTCCTAATAATTGATGACATTCTTTCTCTAGTTTACTTCTGTACTTCGGTAAAGAACTCATCTGTTTCCTCATCTTTTCTGTTAATTTTAATTCCTTCTGCATCTACTTCTATAACATTAGGTTCTCTAGCTACATAGGTTAAATACCTAGGACCATTAGAGTAGATAAATGTTCTTAAGCTATCCCAACACAGGTGCTTGTAGGAACAGTAACTACATCCAACAGGCAACTTCATATTCCCTGACTTACCATCAGGTACGTGACCATAACATTTCTTAGGTGGCTTTATACCCTTGACGATATTCTTGATGTTCTTAATCCTATCCACGATAGAGAAGAAGTTTATCTTAGCCCAGTACCATTTAGATTCATCTTCCATATCATACTTGAGATATGTTAGGTGTCCATTGGTCTTATCCATAACTAGCCAACCTATATCAGTAGTCTTCTCAGCGTGGGCGTACCCTTTAATTTGGTCTACATAACCGAAGGGGTCATCATTAATTAGACTACCATCTTTAAATTTCTTAAAGCCATAAGGTGATGCTGACTTTACATCGGTTAGTACACCATCAATCTTACAGTCCATCGAACCTCTGATACCTAATACCTTGACCTTCTTCTGCTCATCAGTCACCTCGTGACCTGATAGTTTAGTTAAGGCTAGTATCATCTCCTCAATTAAATGTCCATACAAAAACTTAATCTTAGTGTGTGGCATTAACTCCTCACCTTTATACCCATTGAATGAGTACCATAGTTGTCTATCCTTCTTACCTATGTTAGACATTCTAAGTTTTCTTCTGTCGAACTCGTGTTGTGTTATGTTATTGATTAGAATTGATTTCATATTCTCACCGAAGTCTTCAATAACTTTCTCTACATCTACACCCTCTGCTACCACCTTGGTATCAATCAGTTTATAGATGTCATCTACTAATGTGTCTGTGCCCACGTTTTACCTACCTTATATTCACCATCCAACGGACAGTTTAGTTTAAAATCTAGACCTGCTCTCTGTATGCAAGATACTGCTAGTCCTCCTAGTTGTTTTGCTTGTTTCTCTTTAACTTCTACTTGGAATTCATCGTGTACATTAAGTACAAACTTGAAGTCTATACCCCAGTCCTTACCGTACTCATCCAATAAAACTAAAGCTCTCTTCATTATTATCGCACCTGCTGATTGTAATAGTACATTCAATGCTGAGTGTGAAGACCTTATGTGTAATCTCCTACCATCTAATCCTCTAAGCCAACCTTTTGTGCTTCCTCTATCAACCTCTCTTCGTAGTGCTCTAAGTGAAGGCGTATTATCAAGGAACTTTGCTTTAAGTCTCTTACCATCCTTTGCTTTTCCGCCAACGATTTCTCCGATTTTTCCATCACCTCCTCCATACAGGAAGGCATAGATGAAAGTCTTCGCCTGGTCTCTTGATTGAAGTCCTGCAGCCACTTGATTTGCTGTGTGTATATCCCCATTTAAAATCTCCTCTGTGTACTCTTTATCATTCATATAGTGAGCTAACATTCTTAACTCAAGACCACTAGCATCAATACCTACTAGGCACTTACCTTCAGGTACAGTCCATAACTCTCTACACTCCTCACCATAGGGTGAATAGACAGCAGGTACTTGTGCTAGGTTAGGTTTACTGTGTGTCATACGTCCAGTTATTGCACCACAACTATTAACTCTACCGTGAATCCTTCCATCATCTCCTACTGCTTCTAGCCAAGCCTTCACCATAGCTAGACGTTTAGATAATGTAAAGTATTTTAGTATCAACTGAGCTTCAGGTATGTCGACATCCTCTAACACTTTCTCGTTGACTATTACATTACCTTTATCTGTCCACTCTCTAGGTTGCCATCCAAAATGTTGTAGATATCTAGATACTTGTTGTCTACTCCCCAAGTTAAACTCAGGGTAATCTATATATCCCCACTCATCATTCCTGTGGTGTGCACCTCTGTCTAACTGTTTCTGATATGCTAGACTAGGTGTACCATCTTTCTTATATGGGTTCTTTAATATTGTTAGTTCTTTCCATACAGGGAGTGGAGTAAAAACTTTACGCACCTCCAGTACAATCTCGTGAACCTTTTCTTTGAGCTCTGCCAATAATTCATAACCTTTTCTTTCATTAAATAATACTCCTGTTTGTTCTTGGCGGTGAATAATCTCAGCCACCTTGTGTTCTAAATCTATACTCTCTTCATCAAAATCTTCTAACTGAATCTCGAGTCTTCGGTATAGGTCTTTTAATAATCTTACATCTTGTTGACAATACTCTAACATCTCCCAGTTAAACTCTTCCCAACCTCCATCATAATCACCCTTAAGATTATTTATTCTTTCACCCCACGCTTTTAGTGAGTGCCCTCCTTCCAAGGAAGGGTTAGCCAGTCGGGATAAGATGAGAGTGTCTCGTATATTGTAATCCCAACTACTCCCACTAAGCCTACGCAAAGTAGGAAGGTCAAAACCAATGCCGTTGTGAGCAACAAGAGTTCGTATATTTTGTAGCACCAACCATTCTCTGAATGTTTCATAACTATCTTCTCCTATAAAGTTTGTAACTGTATTATCTTCATCTGTCATAGCACATATACAATGTACTTTAGTAGCATCTAAGCCATCAGTTTCTATATCAAAATAAACTTTCACCACTAACTCCTTCTACCAGTCTACCAGTATGCTCATTATATACTAACTCACAACACTTGCCTGTAGTACCTGAAAATCTATTCTTAATTACCCTCAAGGTAGTAGTATTTCTATCAGCCTTTTCATCAGCCTGTTGATTGCGTTCTAGTCCTATCACCATATCAGATAGCTGTGCGATGGAGGCAGAACCTCTCAACTCAGCTAGAGATACTCGTCCTCCCTCCTCGTGAGCCTTACCCTGTGGTCGTTTCAAGTGTGATACTAGGAACAAACCTATGCCTGTTTCTTGAACTATCTTTCTGAGCTTAGTCATAATAGCATCAATAGCTTTGCGTTCATCAGTAAAACCTTCTTGGTCTGACACTACAATAGATAGGTGGTCTAAGATAATCCACTTACAATCAAAGCCTTTAGCTAGACTCCTAATCCTAGATATTAAACTATCCTCCGAGATACTACCGAAGTGGTCTAGCAAGAATAGTCTATCTTGTTTAGAGCCTACTGCTTGATACCACATAGTGTGCCACTCCTCATCACTGAACTTTTCTCTGTGCCCTGGAAGGTGTAATGGTTCGTTGTGTTGGATAGACATCAGACCTTTGGTTGTGCCTTCGACAGACTCCTCCAAATGTATGACAGCTACACCATCATCAGTTTTCTCTAGTAGGTAATGTTCTAGTTCTTTCACCACGCTAGACTTACCCATACCACTACCCGAAGTGATAGTAACTAACTCCTTCTGTCTGAAACCATAAGTAGTTTCATTCAATCCTTGCCACGGGTAGGGTATAGATATAATATCTTTAGCCTTCTCTAAATATTCCCAAGTATCCATAGCTGATATGATACCATCGGGTGTATAAGGTCTTGCATTCCACCACGCTTCATTGAAATCTTTAATCTTACCATTAACTAACATATCATTAGCATCTTTCATAGGTAGATTACATATCTTCAACTTGTTCGGTGATATAATATCTCTTACATTCTTGATAGCTTCTTGTCCTGCTTCATCATTATCGAAACATAATACTACTGTAGTGTATGACTCAATGAACTCTAAGTTATTTTTAATATCTCTACTCGCACCACTAGCACCATTCTTTAATGACACCACATCCCACTTACCATCAAACATTTCTGATATAGATAGAGCATCAACTTCACCCTCACATATGGTTAGTGTACCTTGCCCTCCTCTACATACATTCTGTCCGAATAGACCTGCACCTTTATTAGTACCAGAGAATATGAAGTCTTTATTATTGACATCTCTCTCCTTGTACCCTATTAAATCACCTGTCTTATTATCATAGTAGGGGTAATAATGTTTATTAACTTTACCATCTTCTCCGTGGGTAATTCTGACACCGAACTTACTGGTGATTTTCTTGGAGATGTTTCTTTGAGGGATTGCCCCTACGAAACCCTTGGTTTCTAAATTCATATTGCTGTTCTTCTCCTCATAATAATTATCTTCTATGTCATAACTAGTTGGCGGTTGCCGATGACCACACCCAAAACAATGGGAGTGACCATCAGAATACCTAGCCAAGTTGTCTTTAGAGCCACACTCTAAGCACGGCTCGTGTCGAACGAACTCGGACATAACGTATTATGCCTGTGACAAGAAATCAGAGATTTCCTCGTTAGCACCTTTAAAGCCCGGCTCGTGTTCATCAGCAACTTTAATAGCTGTTAAGTAAGTAGCCACACCGTGAGTCGGGTGAGCCTTACCTGCTTTCCATAGAACTTGAACACCAGACCCAGCACCAAAGTCAGTACCAATCACGTCACCTCCCTCAGTCTGTATCATATTGTCCTGCAATTTATATTGTGTAGAGAACTTTCTAATCTTGATGTCTTTACCTGTATCTTGGTCAGTAATAGTACGAACCTTAACACCGATGTCCTCTAGTTTCTTAGCTTCAGCATTAGAGATACCGACAGTGAGAGTGTACTTACCTGTGTCCTCACCTTGATACTTCTCAGTTGAATCTAAATATACATATTTTGCTACGCCTTTTGTAATCATCTTATTGTTTTCCTATTTGCCCTCTTATTAATATAGACACCTAGAGGTGGGGCTTCCCTCTTAAGTGTCACTTTAGTTCCTCTAAAGTTTCTTACCTTACTATCATCCTAATGCTACTACACAGTAGGAGGACAGTAAAGTAAATAACTTTATGTTTCTATCTATAGTATTATTATAGCACACTTTTTATCTAATGTCAATAAGATTACCTATAAATTTTTCATATGATTCCATTGCTTCTACCACTTCAGGTACAGACAGTATCAGACACTGAGTACATAGGTCTAAGTATTCATTTGTAAGTTTATCTTTCTTTACTGATTCATTTTTTGTCAGTATTTCATCACACGCTCTACATTTCATTTGTATTTAACTCCTTTCTCTTAATTTTAATGTCATTCTTCAAGCTCTGTATTTGCCATTCTAGGTACTCAATGTTCTCTCTTAAGGTATAGACCTTAGGTGTAACATATTCGTGCCTAGAATCGTCATATACTAGCTCTCCTCTATCTTCTTGGTCTAGAATATAGTCTGTAGTTCTACTCATACATTTCTCCTTTGTTATTTATTAAGTATGTTCTTTGCAATCTGAGCACAAATCACCCCAAATTAAGGTAGCACCACAACAAGGTGATAACTCCTCCTCGTCCTCGTCCTCCAATAGATTATACACCATCTGTTCCTCGCGTGGAAATGCTGTGCATATTGTTTCC